AATAAACCTTCTGGGTCTAAACCTGGTTCAGTTCCTTCATAAAATAAATCATAAAGATTTTTTTGGTAAGCTCCTGCTCCTGTGTAACCAGCGTTTACGTCTCCTGGGTAACTACCTGGAGAACCGATTGGTGAATAATGGTCACCTGAACCATTTGCAGTTCCACCTGAAAATCCTTGAATTTTTGGTACAAAGAAGAATAATTTACCAATTGGTAAATTCATTGCTTGTACAGATACGATTTCATTTGCTAATAATTTAGAGAATACTCTTCTTACGATAGGGAATACAACAGTTTCAAATGAACCGTTTGAACCTTCTCCTGTAGCTTCGTTTATTAAGAAAGACGCTTGGTTCTCATATAACTGAGCTACGTTTTCTCTCATATGTCCTTTAAGACCTTCTAGGAATCCTAATTTATCCCATTTGTTGATTGTGTCTTCTTTGATAACTTTAAGGTGTTTTAACCCGATGTTACCAACTAGACCTGATTCTAATAATGCTCCCATTTTTTTTGGTTTTTATTAATTTTTATTTATTTTTATTTTATTTTTGTCATTAAATCCTTCATTCTCAAGAATTGAGGATTTTCATATGTTTTAGATTCAATTAAGTTAACTGCTCCCGTTGAAGGTGATTTTGCAATTGTTCTTTCAATTGATTCGTTCATAGATTGAGTTTTAGCTCCTGATGACAATTCATTTTTAACAATTTGATATAAATTTTTAGATTCTTTAATAGTTTCAACACCATCAAATCTTCTTAAAATATTTATTTTCTCTTGTTTTGATGTTGAATGTTCTGTAAACAAACGTGTAGCGTAAGCTAAGTTTGAATTGAAAATTGCAACCTCATTTAATTTGCCTCTAAAAACATTAAGTGCTTTTCTGTACTCTTCGTTTTTTTCTCTAAGAATTTGTAATTCTGCGTTAGAAGCACTTTCTTTTAAAGCTGTGTTAGCACTTGAGTGAGCTCTTGGTTTTGGTAAACCACCTTTTCTTCCTGCAATACTTCCTGCTCCTAATGTGCGAACACCTTCTTTAGTTTCAGCTTTTTTAACAGTTTTAGGTTTTTCAGTGTATCCTTCTTTAGATTCCACTTTTTTAACCATTTTATTATTACCAAGTTTACTACCAGCATTTTCACCTTCTTTAAAATCAAATTTTGCTTTACCTGTACCAACAGATTTAGGACCTTCTTTCATTTTAGTTTTGAATCCTGTTCCTTGATTAGGTTTTGCATTATATTTGAATTTAGGACTTCCTATTCCGACACCTTTAGGTTTGATTGTAGATTTGGATTCAAAAATAGATTCATCTAATTCTTCATCATCCTCATCTTCGTCTTCGTCATCTTCTTCGTCTTGTTCGTCCATTTCGATTTCATAAACGATTTCTTCATCGTCCATGTCATCACCTTCTCCAAACTCTTCAAAGTCCATTTCGTCCTCGTCATCTTCTTCATCAGAACCAAACATTCTTTCAACAATAGATTCGATTGATTCATCATCATCTTCTTCATCTAAAGCTTCTTCTTGTTCGTCTAATTCTTCTTCATCTTCTTCACTTTCACCAACAATCATATACTCTTTACCTGTCTCCTCATCTTTAAGGTGAGTGTTTCCTTTGTCGTCTTTTGTTACGACAATGTTATCATCAGGTCCCATAAGTTGAAATACTCTAAGTACTTCATCATCGTCTGCGTCTGTTAAATCGATGGTATCGTCTTCGTCGTCCATGTCTTCTTCGTCATCGAAGTCAACATCTTCTTCGTCGTCCATATCATCAGTATCCATTTCGTCACCTTCTTCTTCTGAATCGTCACCCATATCAATATCGGCAATATCATCAGAACCCATAGGTCCATCCATTTCAACGTCATCGGTTTCAATCTCATCGTCATCTTGTTCTGATAAAGATTCTTTTACTAGGTCTTTGATTTCTTGTTTCATTGTAGAAGCAAGTATTCCTTTTGCATTTTCAGCGACAGCTTCTTCCAAATTTTTCATTTGGATTATAGCTTCTTCAACTAAAGATTTTTCTTTTGCCATTGTTTTTATATTGTTTTTAATATATAAATATCTCCTAATGTTAAAAAAGTTTAAATAATATTTTTTTTACATTAGGATTTTATACAATGATAAATATCACCAAAAAATAAAAAGCATAAAAAAAGAGGACATATCGTCCTCTTTTTCTTAATAATTGAATTTTTTATTATTCAATAACCTCGTTAATTTTACTTTCAACAATTGCCGTTATTCTCCATTCCATAGAATAACTTTCAAATACTTTAGTAACTTTCGCCTCTACATCAGTGGGATTATAACCACTAACTAATTTTTCTTCTCTTAACTTTTTAAGTTTTCCTGTTTCAGTGTCTACTGAATCCAAGGTAATTTTCGCAATAAAATACTTCTCTTCCATTTTGTTTTTTTTTAATTAATATCCTAAATAATCGTTTAATTTTTTCATTAAGTCAAGCGATTTATTTCCGGATTCCCCAACATGTCTCTCAACACTCATTTTTTTCTCTTCTTCTAAGTTCTCATCATATAAACTTTTATCTTCTTTATTTAAGAATAGATACGCTCCGGGAGTAGATGGTGATGAAACTAAATCAAAACAGATTAATTCAAAATCGTCTTGAACTTCGTTTTGTTCCCCAATTTTTTTAAGAGACCCTACACCTCTTGATGAAATACCTAATGTAACCCCTTGTCTTAAATAATTTGCTGCTAAGTCACCTTTAGTTGATACAATACCTCTTTCGTGATATCCGGGTGATGTTAACAATTTTATTTTACCCATTAAGACATTACCTTCCCACCATACTTCAGTAATGGAATGAGAAACTCTATCTAAATCAATTAAAGATGATTCCGGGTGATTCAGCTCAGATAGAGCGGTTCCCTTTTTAATCATTTTTTTATAATTCTCAGCTTCTCTTTTTAATATACGTTCAGGGTACAATCTACCATTTCTATTTGGTGTGTCATATTTTTGTAATACGGCATAAAATTCAAATGGTTTAGAGTGGTCCAACATCTCACTAGATTCTCTAATTAGAGTTTCATTACGATTGTCGTTTGGGTTCACATAACCGGCATCGTACTCAACAAGAATTCCTTTTCCTGATTCATTCGGTTGTAATATTCTTAAATTCATTTTAAATGTTTTAATAATAAATATTAAACATTATCGGTTTGTAACATTTCTTCTTCAATTTTACTCTTTTTGGTTAGATAAAAATTAAAGTTTTCATTGTCTAAAAAATTATCCATAAAAATTTGTTGTGTTATTTGTTGTAGAGATTCTTTAATTTCATTACCTTTGAAATCCATATCTTCTTGGATTATATAAAAATTTATTTCAAGATTCATAAATGATTTTTTATTTAAATTAAGTCCGCTTGACCTTAAATCTAAATCTGATATAAATTTTGTATCAAAAATTTCTTTGTTTATTGACTCGTATATAGAGTGTTTAATACTTCTACTTAGATTAAGTACAGTTCTCGTCCAATTATCACATTCATATATTGGTTCAACCCAAGTTTGTATGTTTAAATAGAGAGATTTAAGTTTGAGTGAATCTACCGTTCCATAAATAATTTTAGCTGTTTTGAATCCGTGTAGTAGAGAAGTTTTCCCCTTTTTCATTAATTTTCATATTTTCCCGTTTATTTTTTAAAATAGTAGGTATTTTTATGAGTAATGTCAAAACTTTTTTGTAAATGGGGGATATATGTTATATATGCTAATAGTAAAATTAAATAATAACATTACGATTGAGAAAGCGTTAAAACTCTATAAGAGTAAAGTGATTAAAACTCGTCAAAGTTCTGAATTATCAAAAAGGAAAGAATTTAAAAAACCGTCAGTAATTAAACGTGACGGTCTTTCAAAAGCTAAGTATGTTCAGAAGAAATTTAAATCAAACGATAATTAAAGATTTTCTTTAAGATTTTTAAGTTTGAAATAAGTTAATTTGTCATATTTTTCAGAAATCACTTTAGATATAGTGTCATCAATTCTTGTTTTCATACTAGAATCTGTACTCTCGTTTTTCATTTCCGTTAATTTTGTAACAACACCTTCTTTAAGTGTGTTGTATTTTTCATTTAATGTTGTGTCATCTTCTGATAATAACGACAGTAATTCTTTTTTGTCTGACTCGTTTAAACCATCAATATAATTTTTAATAGTTTTATTAGCCACACTAACCATTGTTGTTAATGGTAGGTCTATCCCTTCAGTTTTTATTACAGGTATTCTTTTAAGAGATTCTGAAATAAGGTTTCTACTTTTAATTTTTGATTCAATAGTTAAAACATCAGTTGAGAATAACGTATCAATATTGGTATAATTATTTTCAATAGTTTTATTTCCCACCCAATCATTTAATTTAGAGATATCTGACTCTTTTAATTTATTAACTGTATTTTCATAAATTTTAATACACTCGTTAATATATTCAACACAATAAGATTCACTTAATGATTTTGGGGAACTCAACTCATCATATAAATAAAATATTTTACTTATATTTTTATTTTCAATAACAAGTTTTTTAAATGTTTTTAATTCATTTTTGAAAGTATCGTTAGAATATGATTCTAATAACACTTTTTCTATTTTTGATTTTAATAATCCGAAATTTTTCATATCTAATTTTTATTTATAAATATCATTCTTTTAGAAGTTTTCTTAATTCGTTCTCAATATCCCCTAAAGAATTTTTTCCTTTAGATAAATCAATGTAAGATGCGTCTTCTGTCATACTACCCATTTCTGTCAATATTTTTAAATTATTCCTATTAAATGATTCAGGAGTAACTTCAGCTTCAGGTGCTGGTGCGGCTTCAGGTCCCGGTGCGGCTTCAGGAGCTCCACCCGCTTCAGGTTCTCCACCTAATTCAGGTTCTCCACCTAATTCGGGTTCTCCACCTAAACTAGAGAAACCTCCTCCACCACCTCCTGGTGGCGGTGGTGATGATTCGGCAGCACCACCTTGAGTTGCTCCGGATACTGGGTTACCGTACAATTTATCTATATTATCAAAAATACCCGTATGAGTTATGATTGTCGCTGTATTAGTTAATTCAGCACCAACGGCTTTTTCAATTCTTTGTTGTTGTAAATCTAATTTAATATCTTCATCAGAAAATCCTAAAATATGTTTTTTAGCCCAAGATACGGATACCGGAGCAATACCTTCAATTGCCGCAACACCTTGTTGATATAACGCAATTTTTTCTTTCCAAAGGTCAATTTTTAATAAATCAGCTTGTGATGATGGATTCGTTAAAGCCAAAGTAAAGTTAGATAATTCATCCTCAAAACCTAATAAAAATAAATGTATAATCGCCACTTTATTTAATTCAGCAATCATTGATTTTTGAATTTTATTTATAGTTCTGGCAAAACGAATATCCTGTAATGATAAATTTTTACCATCTCCGGCTGTTTCTTCAAATCCTAAAAACGCTTTAGGAACTCGAAGAGCCGTTAATAATTTCTTTTGGATGTATTCAATATCGGCAATTTCAGATAAATTTTGAGCACCCGCTAATGTTTCAATAGGCATTGATGCCGCAGGGTCTCTAACAGGGATAAAGTAATCTTGGTCAACCGCCATTTGATTGAATCTCATATCAACATTTCCTGTTTTAGCATCAACAACTTGGTCTCTTTTAAATTTGTTTGCAACACGTTGTACATATGCCTCAACATCTTTATCATCCATATTACCAACAAATACTTTAAAAACCCTTCTTTCCGGAGCTCTTGAAGTTCTATAAATTAACATCGCGTCTTCCGACAATAATAATTGTTTCCAAATACGTCTTGCCTTCTCTAACATAGATGTTCCGTATGGTAATTTTCTATCATCACCTAATAAACGAAAGTGAGCTATTTCCCACGGATTAAATTCCATGTCTTTTGCTTTCCATTTGAATCTCAACCCTTTATTTTCAACCGGTTCCTCAATGTTTGCGGCTTTAGCAGCCATACCTCTCTCTAAACGTTCTATTTCAATATTTGGTAATTGCATACAACCAACAATACCTTTGTCAGAATCTAATTTTAAATAAACAAAATTGTCACCATATTTACAAGTATTTCTTGTCCACATAGTTAAATTTGTATTAATATCTAATACGTTATTAAATAAATCGGCTAATATTGATTTTATTCTTTTTGACTCAGAATAAATTTGTAACATATGTCCATTTTCATCAGCTGTTGTGGATTCTTCACCATAAATGTCTAACGCTGCGGATATTTCAGGTGTATATTCCATACTTTCATAATCGTAAAATGATGCTAAACGAGTTGGTTCATAATAAACGGCTTGAGTATATAAATTACTTTCAATCTTAGTCCATTGATTAGATAAATAATATGTTTGTTGTGCTTGTAATTTTTCTCTTTCGTATTCCGCCTGAGATGTAGTTTTTAGTAATTCCTTTTTGTCAAGCTTATATGTTGGGTAGTCCTGATTTAATAATGCGTTTGGTCCAAATGCCTGTGAAAGCCTTTGCCAAACCGTTAAATCTGTATTTTTATTATTTTCCATATTCTAAATTTAAATATAATTTTACTTATATAAATAGTTTACATATCGTATTAAACTTGGTAGTCATTATTGTTATCTATCATTATTAATTTACTTTATTCAATACAAAAATATCACTATAAATATTGTTTCCTGTGTTAGCAGTACCCCATTCAATTGTTACATCTAATGTATTACCAATTGTTGTGTCAAATGTTGTGTTGTTCACTACATTAAATCCAAATCCTTGAACCGTAGCATTGTTAGTTTTTGTGTAATGAAAACTACCTAAAGATACAATAGATGATACACCAGCAACTCCAAGTTGTCTAATTGTAAAATCAACATTCAAAGACCATACATCATCTACAACACTACTTCCAACACTTTGAATACCGCTATCTAGAAGAATGGCGGACCCTGCTCTTAATCTAATTATAATAGTTTCATTATTATCAGCATTAATAACACCACCAAAAACAGCTCTAAAGCTATCGCCAACACTGAAACCATTAGCTGGTACACTTAATGTACCAACTCCTGTACCAATAAGTGTTGATTCAGTTGTTGTATTGGTTACAATAGTACTGTTAGTTGTTTGAGCAAATAAACCATATGATATTGATGGTGGTAAAACTGGTGAACTTCCACTTGTTCCACTAGAACCACTTGTTCCACTAGAACCATTCGCACCTGATGTTCCCGAAGAACCGCTAGTTCCTGATGAACCATCAATCCCCGCAATTGATGGTGATAATGTTGTTGTTACTTGTCCGATAGTGGCGTCGTTAAAGTACATTGTAAGTTCTTTAGTATAAGGTGAATTGATTGCGATACCATACAATTCTATAAGAATTCTATCTGTCGGCAGAACATTAGTTGCATCAATTGGGATTGACCATAACTTTATGGTAGGGACAAGATACTTGTCTATTGGAACAGGAACGGGAGTAACAGTAGATAATAACGTAGTTGTTCCTCCAGTATGATACGCATATATTCTCGTATATATTCCATGGTCGGCATTTGCCGCAGTAGTATTAGCATATAATTCAAAATTCCAATTCCCACCCACAATATTACTAATATTGGGGTCATTATTAGGTGTTATGAATGTCCCAAATAATTGTGCTGTTGCTCCTGATAATGTTTGAGATAAAGATGTTTGTCCGCTAATACTAATTAACCGGTTTAAATCATAATATGACGCACTTCCATCACCTTGGTTAGGTGTGTCTCTATTGAAGTAATAAACTAACCCTGTTGAAAATCCGTTAATACCGCTAGTCCCCGATGAACCACTTGTTCCTGAACTACCACTCGTACCTGATGAACCATTTGCTCCACTCGTTCCACTAGAACCTGATGAACCATTTCCTCCGGCAGCACCTTCTAAATTAACCGTCCAACCTGAATATAACCCACTACCAATTATTGTTTCAACATCAACCACCATATCACCATTTGATGAGTTATAACTAACAACCATACCAATCATATGATTTGAGAGGTCATAGGCTATAATTACGTCTTGAGCAACACTATAACCTAAATCAGTTCCAACGACAAAAGTACCAGTACTTCCTGTTTGGATTGTTAAAGGTGTTATAGATGTTGTTCTATATAAATCCCCAGAAAATCCACTAGTTCCTGAACTACCACTAGTTCCTGAACTACCACTCGTCCCCGAAGAACCACTAGTTCCTGAACTACCACTAGAACCTGATTCACCGCTCGTTCCCGAAGAACCGCTAGTTCCTGACGAACCATTTGCCCCACTCGTCCCCGAAGAACCACTAGTCCCTGATTCACCGCTTGTTCCCGAAGAACCACTAGTCCCTGAAGAACCGCTTGTTCCGCTAGAACCTGATGAACCACTAGTTCCTGATTCGCCGCTTGTTCCACTAGAACCTGATGAACCACTAGCACCCGAAAATTGTTGAGTTAATGCTGAAAAATAGATTGAATTGGTTTCTCCTGACGAAATAACATCGTAGTTTACAATAACCATCAACGATTCTGGTTGACCGGATAACGCTAAAGGTAATTGTGATATAGGTAAATTAGGCATAATTAATTGATTAGAATTTTATTATTATTTTCTTGGTCTAATGTAAAATAATTCTCTTGTAATAAATAGTTTGT